CATAAGGCATGGTGGGTAACACCCAAGTCATACGAACAACATAAAGTGATCTAACCGAAAGGTTGAATCAAATTATATAACGACATGTTTGAGATCCTCTCCGGTAGTGTAGTACGATATTCTCGAGTACCCTCAGCGAAAGCTTTGGCTCTTTTGAGGATTTCGTACCTAGAACGGGACGCTTTATGCGCCCTATTCCTGTACCGGTAGTTATCTACGGATGGTAAATTTACCATTTCGTAGGACTCACCGGCCATCCACTTATCATAAACCGAGTATCTATTATCTGGATTTTTATATTGTATCATTTTGAGTACAACTAGATCTCTCAGAGGATGATCCCACGGCATTATGATCCGCTCTCCCTTTTCAGGGGACGCGTTAAAGGTTCCTTTCTGGATCTTTTGGATAAGTTTATCCACCTCTTCCCAGAAGATTTCACGTCGAGCTTGCTCGACATGTGTCTTCATGGAAAGCACCTGAGAAGCTCCCCATAACGGGGGGTTTACTATTGTGTACAACCCACTGCTAGTGAAAACTAGTGGTGGCATACCTAATAGTTCCTCAGGCGCCGAGAGTACGAAAAGGACTACCTTTGATACCTTTTTAGGCATCTTAGATAGTAATGAACGCACCCCGGGTTCGATCTGGTTCTCAGAGTAGCCCCGGTTCCGAAGAATCCGTATGAGTTCTATAAAAGACTCAGGCTTCCGAGGAACTTCCTGAAGTAGATGTACAGGTAAACCTGTTATCTCACAATCAGGGGTAAATAATCTCTTAGCAAATTCGGCATAGCCTTTTTGACTTTGAGTGCATTTACCAGGGTTAATAGACACCCCTATCGTCTGGATCACTCGCAGATACTCAAGGTAAATCCTTGAATCTGAGTCAACAGAATCATCCCCTAACACAAGGTACTTGTACTTTGTGATTTTGGGATAAGTTCGTGTTGCACACCATTGCTTCACAGCGTGGTGAGTGAAGGACGATACGGCCCATGAGCTCAAAAGGCCCATGGGATTTCCAACAGCGTATCTCACGGGCCCTTTAGGGGTCCAGAAATCACGTCTTTGGATTATGTGTTCCCACAAATTCCCAATCTCTAGCCCGTATGCTGCAGATACTATTTCAGTCTCCCAAGAAATTGGGAAACGATCAGTAAAAGCAGTCATATCAGCGGTGTATACAGATTTTCCTAAACCTTTGATAAGTTTAGGAATTTCATCTTGTCGGTAAGTAACATCACCTCTTAGATTCTTCAGTCCGGCCATAAAGGCCTCATGAATATCTCTAAGGGCCATGTTACTCCACCAGTCTCCAATAGCGAAAATACGGGTTTTACCCGCTTTATCACTACTGAAGCCTAACTTGGAGTGTTTAAATATTCCATTGGTTGACGAAGACTTATCCAACCTAAAATGAGTTTTACTCAAAGAAAGTTTCCT